ATTATCGGATCTTAATTGATTAATTTCTGCATGTATTCTACCCTTGTAAGAATGTTTCAATATGGTATCAATAAATGTGGTATGGGCCTTGTTAATTTCTCTGGCTCGGGCTATTCGTTTCACCAGTGGGTGGGGGTGATTCTGTAAAAAGTTTTTAGTAAATGATGGAGAATTTGTTTTTTCGGTTCGGTCAAATGGTAGGCGAAGTTTTTCAAAAACTTGCGCAATTGAACGTGCAGCCCATATTTGAACATCTACTGATGTTTCTTTTTTTACTAATTGTAAGCATTCTTTTTCTTCTTCAACTAATTGTTGCTTTAATTTGTGAGCGCCTTCTACGTTTACACGAACTCCTAAAAATCGCATATCGACGAGGCAAGGAAATAATTCTGTCTCTAAATCAAAAATAGATTGTATATCTTGGTGTAAAATTTCTTTCTTAAGTTCTTGCCAAAGTTCTAATGTAAGTTCAGCATCCTTTTCTGCATATGCGCCAACATAAATGGCAGGTAGTTTATACATTTCTGCTTTAGCGTCAACCCCCCAATCACGTGCAGCTGCATATAAATCTGTTTCATTCTTTGTTTTTCCAGTGTATCGTCTAGCACAGTTGTTTAAGTCATAACGCATTTGATTCTCATCAACTACGGCCGATGCAATCATCGTGTCCACTATTTTACCGTTAATACTTAAACCGAGCGCTCTTATCCAACATACGTCATACATGGCGTTGTGAAATATTTTTATGGCTGGTGTAGATAATACACCTTGAAACCAATCTAAAACTTTTTTACGATCCATATTACCACCGCCTTCGTGAGCAATTGGATAATAACCAGACCATCCCTTAACAGCTACAGCTATTCCTGTAATATCTCCTCTACCTGTAACATTACCTGAACCCATCTTTACTAAATCAGGGTCCTTTGTTTCTAGGTCAATTGCTATTTCATCGTGTTTGGATAAATCTGGAAATTCTGTTGGTGGCAGCCATTCTGTCTGTGGTTTGAATAAAGGAATTTGCATTACTTAACTATGCCCCATGAATTTTTTTCTTTCTGTTTACGTTCCTTAGTTTGTTTTACTGATTCTTTATAAGATTCTTCTAATTCTTTTTTTTCTTTTTCAGCTTCTTCTAAAAAATCTTTTTTGTCTTTATAATCTCTCTCTAATATCATCTCTAAAAAATGTATCGCTTTTAAAATATCTTCCTTCTTTCCTTTCAGTCTATGACGACAAATATATTTTATAGCGCATCCTTCTGGAAAAAGCAATTCATTTTCAACTACAAACTTACTTGGTTGAATTTTAAATTTTTGATAGTGACTTCCTCCGTGTTGTTTATCCCAAACGTCGCTCATATTTTACACTCCTTATTAATCGTTTAATATATTCTTCATGTTTTCTTTTTTTAACTTCTGGTCTTTGATAATATGCTTTGTCCCACGCTCTACCTTTTTCACTTTTTCTCCATTTTTTTCTAGCTCGTTTTCTACTTTCAGCGTAAGGGTGTGTCATATATCCCCCATTGGAAATGCTTTATTTTCATCTTTAGGTCTTACAATATGTAAATGTTCCTTGGTCCTTGTTGCACCTACATAGAACAATCTATTCTCATCATCACGATTTCTTTCATAAGATTTTTGAGTGTTCATAGTAAGGTCTGGTAATATAACTACATTATCTTCTTCTCCACCTTTAACACTGTGAATAGTAGATAATTTAATTCGTGGTTCTTTATTTAATTCTTCTCCATTAGCTCTCATTTTTCTAATATATGTAATTCTTCTTGACCCAGCATTATCAAAGCATTCATACCAAGCGCTTTTAGTATTAAGACCATGTCCCTGTGTTAATTGATCTATTCTATAAAATGATTCTTTAGATAAAGATTTTAATTTATTTTTTTCCCAATTAACTGGACTCATATATTGAGATATATTAATAATATCTTTATAATGTAACAATTGTCCTTTTCTTAGATTTTCCCAGTTAAGTGCTGCTTCTTGAATACTTTTTTCGTAAGACTTATTAAATCTATCTTCAAAATATAATCCTTTTTCTTTTAACACATCTTCTAAAGCTTTTAATTGATATCTTGTTCTAGTTAACACTAACCAGTTTCCTTCATTCATATTAATATCTTCAAAATTCCAATACTTACTAATAGTTCCTTCATGTGATTTTGGTTTCCATTCTTTATGTAATCGGTTAGAAACTCTTTCTATAATCTTCATAGCATAATCATGAATTTTTTTAGGAATCCTGACTGATTGAGTCAGGTTTAATAGTTTTCCTTTTTGTGTAATAAAAGAATCCACATCCGCTCCTGCCCATCTAAATATTGCTTGATCATCATCTCCTGCAATAAAAGAATCTTGTGTATTAAAACTGCCTACCATATCCCATTGCATTCGAGATAGGTCCTGTGCTTCATCAACAAATACTACTTCAAACTTAGGAGATTTATCTGATTTAACAAAATCTAGTATCATGTCATTATAATCTATAAGTCCATAGTCTTTTTTATATCTGTCTAGTTCATTAGCTATAATAATAAGTTTATCATATTCTAATTTTTGAGTGTGTTCTTTTAAATTAAATTGTTGGTCTAGTGTAATATTTCTTAATTTTGCAAGATTAATAATTCTTAAGTAATCACTTTTTGTAGTAAATAAACCAGTTTCCTCATCGTCATAATCATTATAATCTATAGGTATTTGAATCTTTTTTCCTAAATCTTCATAATGTCTACGTTGCATAACGTCTTCTTTGTTAATTCCTAAACGTCTAAATGCTAGTGAGTGTAGTGTTCTAAAATATGGAAGATCATCTTCTGTTAAATTAAATTTTTTAACAGCTCTATCTCTCGCTTCGTTTGCTGCTTTCCTGGTAAATGCAAAATAACCTACTTTATCTGGATCAGTTTCTTTTAAATAATCATCTACTTTATTTAAAAGAGTATGGGTCTTGCCTGTTCCTGGTGGTCCTAATACTATTGTTTTCATAGTGTTAAAAATATCCACATACATGTTAGTATTGTTAAAAATAATAAATCACTCATTAAAATGAATCCTTCGGTTTAAGTTGTTTTTGGTTATAAACTTTTTCTGGTTTTTCAAATGCATCTACTATCATTACACTTGGTCTTTTCTTACCAATATAAATTCTGTCATCTTTACAACCACAATGCTGAATTAATAAATCTTGTGTAGTTTGGTGTTTTTCTGGCCATTTTCTTCTCTGTAAATAACCGTGAAAGAATTTATTAAATATAAAATGATGTTTACCTTCTGATGTCCACACATTTCCTAAAAATATTTCTTCTTTATTCGTTGTTGCTGAAGAGTCGTTAAGACAATATTCTTCTAAATGATCTTTTAATTGTTCTATTAATGATGATCCAATTGGTGCTTTTATAATTTCTACTCCTGCAAGTAACATATCTGTATATTTTTCAAATTCTTTTACTGTAATTCTTGGTGGTTTTCTATTAATTTGTTTTGTAACCGTTCTTCTAAATAATCTTTGTTCTAATAAAGAATCAATAGTATCTAATTTTACTCTTTCTCCATCTACATTGACCCAGTAGTAGGGTTCATCTAATTCTACTTTTTGTAAATCACTCAAAGTAGGAAAAACAGAATCTCCGCCTATTCCAAATTTTCTAGTTTTACACAATGATTTATCACAATGATTACACATTGGTTCTTCATTACATTTAAAACCTAAATCTTTTTTGCTATGAAATTTTATTTTATCTTGAATAACTTTATCTTCTAATGGTTCTACAAAATGTGTATAATTAAATTGATTTATCTTTTTAGCCCATTCCTCTGGCCATTTTCTTTTTGCATATTGAATAAATTGATAGATAACTCTATCTCTTCCATCATTTAATTTAGTTTGTGTTAATGATTCTAAACAAGGAGGACCATCACTAAATTCTGATTGTGGTCTTTTAACTTCTAATTTTTCTATTTGCTCAGGTGTTAATTTATTTCTTTCGTATAAATCGTAAAAAGCTTGTAGATTAATAGCTTCACCATTTTCTCCAAAGCAATATCTTGTCGTATCATTACCATTAAAATATGGTAAGTTTAAAAAATTTCCTGTATCATCTTTGGATTTTAATTCTATTTGTTTTGGAAATACTTCTGATCCACCATAACCTAATACTGCGCTAATAGATAAAAGTTTATCTCTCATTAATTTTGCTTCAACAGGAACTGTTGTAAAACAAAATACATGTGCGCCACCTGATTTTGATCTAAATACTATTAGTGGTAATTTTAATAATTTAATTTTGTTAATTAATTTTTGATGATCAAATCCTGCATAGGAATCTATATCAATACAACCCCATCTACATTTATTATCATCATTAATTGGAATAATACCTAAACTTGGTTCTTTGCCTTGTAAATGAGATAGCCAATGGTCATCAGTGACCATTTCTCTTTGTACAAAAGATTTCCCTTTAATTTTTTCTCCATCTGCACCTTTTTTGTCAACATAAGTGACACCACGTGCTCGATCTAATCCTTGAAATATATTTTTAAAACTTTCTACTGACATAAAAATTCAAGTGGGCGTTTCCACTCTCGCTTAGACGCCCACTACCTAGGATTCGGTTAGTATGGTGTACTTGAAGTTTCTTCAGTTCCGTGTTTAACTTTAACCTTACCTTTGCTAATTTGAGTAGCAAAGTTTTT